TTTGACTTACTCAGGTGAGTGATGTTAGCCATCTCTATAAATAACAAAACCCCAAAGAACGTATGCGCCCGTTCAAAGGGGAATTATTAAACCTTAAATCAATAATATGTCTAACAGTAATGATGCGCATGAGACAAATATATTTAAGATGTGTTACAAATTCTACCAATGTGCAAAACTATTTCTGCTGTTGAAAACGTAGTGCCGTAATGTATACCCAAAAAGGAAGCCATACAAGCCCTGTAAAGATAACACCTATGTAAGCGTACCAATGGAAAGAAGATAAGTGCCTCTGATGTCTGTAGATGTTTAGGCACAGTATGCCAGTGTGCAGTAGGAAGCCTACTAAGTAGATAATTAAGATAGTCATAGTTTTTTACGTTTAGCTCTTCGTTTCTTTTTTATTGGCTCAGGAGTGAGCTCTAAGTTAGTTAATTCTATCAGTGCTTGAGCTTGTTCTAATTTATTTAGCTCCTCTTCTAACTGCTTCTCTACATCATCTACGTACTTCTTAGCGCATGGGCCACATGATGTACCAGGGTAATCTAACTTAGTGTACTTCTTTCGCATCTCACCAATCACTTTCATATCTTGGCTAGTTACGCTGTTCTTTCTTTTTAAAGATTCAATAAAGGCCAGCATGTTCTCAATAACTAATCTATCATCTAAGATAGGCCATTTCTTAGCTGGGCAATCTTTAACTGCATACATTGCTAAGTGATCTATAGGGCAGCCGCAGGGCTTGAATAGATGCCCATTAAGCTCAGTTGGTTTAGCGAATGGATTGATAGCATTAGTTGGAGGTCCACAAGTCTTATAACGCGTATTAAACACTTCGCAGTTATTGCAGATTTCAATCCTCGCAGCGTAGTTTTCTTTAGTCATATTTGTAATGAATTTCTTAGTGTTACTTTAGCTTTCTTAATTGTACGGTAAAGATAGTTCAAAGGTATGCCAGTTTCTTTAGCTAACTCTTGGTAGCTGAAATCGTCAAGCGCATACAGAAAGAATAGCTCTCTCTCAAAGTATGGCAGCCTGCTGATAAAGATATCTAACTGCTCGTTCTCTAAACGCATGCCTACGCTCTTGTTCACATCATCTATGATATCATCTTTCAAATCGTTGCGTATCTTTTCGAATCTTAAACGAGTGTAGTTAAATGAGCTGTTACTGCACCTTGCAGATAACCTAATAGCGTTGCTCACATAGTTATTAAGCTTGCCTCGGTTATGAATATCCTGCAATTTATCTTTATCACTTTCTAATATCTTAAGTAGCGTGTCATGAAGTAGCTCATCAGCTAAATCTAACCGGGTAACAGTTGCTGCTACTCTGCGCCACTCGGCATAGCATCGGTTAATTTCAGAGGTGTAGGTACTCATCAATAATTACTTTGGCCTCATCAAAGCCTTTACAAATAGCGCATACATATCCTCTCTCAGTTAGCTTCTTATGCCATTCCTTTTGGTGCAAGCTTACTACTCCTCCCTTCTCACGTTTCATTTCAATAGCTAAGCCATGGAAAGCATCACGAGGCTCATAGATAAAGATATCAGGAAAGCCCTTAACGTAGCCTGTGCGCTTCATCATTACAGCCTGTCTCATAGAAGTTCTTACCCCTCCTGCAGATGCACAGTAAAGAGTGCCAGGATACTTAGCATTAACATAGTTAATAACAGCCTCTTGGATTAGTGCCTCTTCGTTCTTCATGTGCTCAAAATTAGTGTATTAACTTAGCTCATTTGAACATCTTGTTAACATACTTATTCACATAGGAATTAAGTAATATATTTGAGCATCCATTTCAGCCTTTTGGTTTAGGCTTATATTGATTATTTGATTATCTGAGATAGCCTTGCAAACGTGCAGGGCTATTTTAGTTTTAGATAAATGCATACTTAGTATAGTTTCTATTCAGCTCAAAATAGGCTCTCATCATAATAGCATCAGCTATATCGGGAGAGATTCCTCCGGTGCGCTGGCTGATAGTATCTTTAGATGTTACTCTTAGCTTTCCTTCCTTATCAGGATCTACTCTTCTAATCAATTCTAACTCTTTGCAGATATCCTCTTGCCATTTAATAGGAAAGGTTATCTCATTCTTATCTATCAGCTCGCCAAGTCTAAAGTAACAGTCTGCTTTTAGATTCATGTACTGAGTTCCTCTTACTGCTTTGCTACCATTCATAAATTCCCTGCAGCGTAAGCTGTCAACGAGACCTCCCCCCACCCCATCAGCATCTGCCAGCACGTTAGATAACCTAACTGAATATTGATTCATTAATCTTTGTATCTCTGCCTTAACTTCATCTTGTCGCTTTTGCCTAAGCACTACTATATCAATGCAGCTTAATCCTTTCCATACACAAAGCACTGTTCTATCCTTTCCAAGTCGCGCTATATCTGCAGTGATATATCCCTCTCCTACATTCATAGGCTCTCTAAAGCAGCGCATCAGCTCATCATAAAGATACAGTCTATCAGAGCTGTTATCAAATTCCCAGTCTCCTTCTAAAAGTCTCTTTCTATCTGCTTCGGGTAATCGGCTAAGGCTCGTAACGTAGGCTTCAGGTAGGTACAAATTGTCCCCAGGTAGCGCTTGCACAAATGCAAGATGCTCAGGAAGATTCTGATTCTTATAGGGCAGATAGAATTGGTTATAAATCCATCCCTTAGATGGGTTACACGTGAGTAGAATCTTTGGCTTTAATCCAAACTCATTAAGCTTGTATCTTATGCGTGAGCAAACTACACTATAAGCTTTCTCGCTAATCTCAGTAGCTTCATCTAAAAATACATCTGTGAGCTCCAATCCTCCGAGGTCCTGGTAATGTGGATCTGAGGGGTAAAATTGTAAATCGGCTAATATTATTTCTGAGCCATTGCTGAACTTAATAATATGTGATTGCTGATTGTAGTTAAAATCTTCCCCTGCTCTTAAGCCAATATCATTAGCTACCTGAAAAAATGTATTCATGGTAGTCTTTTTCAGAGTATCTAACTTAGCTCTGCCTATCAGTGATCGTGTACCTGGGTATTTTAGCCTACGTAATATCTGCCACATGCAGCCGAGCATAGTTTTACCTCCTCCTGCTGCTCCTCCATAGAGGATTGTTTCTACTTGTGAATCTGCTGATAAGAATTTTAAAGCTTCAGATTGCCTTGTTAGTGGCTTAAAATTGTAGTTTATTTGTCTCTCCATTGTACAAAAGTAGGTATTACTAATGTAGTGTCAATGGGTTTAGTTATTCTTTCTAAATCTAACTGCAATAGATAAGCGCCCAAAGGTTTAGGAGGTCTCATGCGCTCTACGTGAAAGCCCATAAAGCCTTCATCATATTCCTCTTTATAAGATGCTGTACGAATGTGATGCACGTATCTCATATTGATTCTGTAGCCTCCATTGGCAGCATAGCATAACTCCTCTACCATATCAGAGTGATGGTAAAGTTCATGCACGTGGCCTGCCCAAATGCAATCAGCTCCATCTATCATTACACCCATACGGTTGTTTTGAATTACTCCCTTTGTAACTACTCCGCCTCCGCCTGATCCATGGTAGTATTTAGTTTTAAACACCATCGCGCTCTTCTCGTTTTTCATTACTCTATGAATCCACCACCCACCATATCCACCTACTAATACATTAGTGCCAGCTTCTCGGTTAAGGCCACTAACAAAGCGCTCTATTAAATCAGTTTCACAGTTCTTAATTATTGCAGTTTCATGATTACCATATCCTACAAATATCATTAAATGCGCATAAGGCTTAAACCAATCTATAGCAGTGTTCACAAGTGCATCTAAATAATTTGCTACGTTGTGCTCCGGTAAGATGTCCTGCTTACTTCTACGCGGATCGTATTTACCTTGCATGCAACAGAATAAATCTCCATTAACAGCAAAGCTGATATTTTCTGCTAAGCATTTATCTAAGTGTGCCTTAAGTAGCTTTCTATCGCAATGGGGATTATCCCAGTGGATATCACTCATCATTAAGAATTTATCTCCACTCTTGCAAGTAGTGATTATGACATTTCTACCCTCGCGATATGATGTAATCATTTGTGATTATGTTAGATTTTAACTCCTGAAAATTCTTTTTGAATTGGTTATAAGGTACATCTATTACTATTGCATTATCTATCCCCTGCATCAGAGCTAACGTGCGCTCACCTACATAGTAAGTACCATCCTTTCTAAACTCTACCTCTGCCTGAATGCCTACACATTGGCGAGCATCAAACATAAAAGGAATATCCTCAGCATAAGTAGACTCAAGGCCTATATCTTCTGAGTAATTCCACTGTATAATTGTGCAGCTGCACAGCTCAGGTAACAGCTTGGCATTTAAATCTATTGGCTCCTTCTTCTTTCTAAATAGATTCATAAGTAAAGGTTAATAAAAAAGCCCAGCGTAGTGCTGAGCTTTTAAAGTTAGTTACTAACACCTATTTGTTAGTGGAAGAAATGACTAAAATAAACTAAGTTGTGGTTTAATAGCAATCTCTTTACCTGGTATTGGTATCTCACCCATTGCCATCAGAATACCATCAAATCGGCCATTGTAGTTAGCTATGATTAAAGCTTGTTTCATTTCCGATTTAACTAATGCTACAGCCTCTTCTTTAGATGAGCTAACATCTTCCTCTTCCCAAGATAAAGGCCTGCTAATAGTTGTACTTATACCTTGTATTTGATATGTGCGAGCATAGCCATTTTTATTCTTAGCTATTTCATAGTTAGCTAAAACTCCATCAGCTTTATACCACATTGTATCTGCATTAGTACAGTTACCATCTTCATCATAGATATACTTACTCATATCTTGCCCTCCCTTATCTCTATCTTAAATAGCTCTTTAAGTATTTCTATCTCATGATCCTTAAAGTTGCTTATGCCTTGCTCTCTCAGGCAGTAGTTACTTTGCTCTATACCTAATTTATACGCAAGATATTCTTGGCTGTAGCCGTAAAAAAGCCTATAGCATTTAATGCTTCTGTGAAATGATATCATAAGTCTAATTTAATTTGGTTAGCAGCATATCTCATAAGAGTTTTATTGACTAAACTATCATAGTATTTCTGCATACCATCCCTGGTAGCTTGAATAGCTTGAGCTCGTTGAGTTAAACTTTCAATCTGTAATTGAATCTCGCCAATTATACTGCTCTGCCAAAAGCCATCAGAACTGCTACAAATACCATGAGCTCCAGTATGCCTTAGCTTGCTGATAACTTTTCTTACTGTTACTTCAGTTAAGCGTGTAGGCTCATGCTGTTTTTCATAGTAATCATTAACAGCTTTTGCTAATACTGCTGCTGTTTTTGGTGTGTCATTTAATAACTCCAATACCAATGGAGCAGCCATCTGTTCTAATTCAGTTAATGGCTGTGTGTGTTTAGAAAAATTCTTAATCATTTTGTCCTTTGTTTATTTGTTTAATAATGTCAATGTAAATTAATCTACTCAGCTCTATCTTTTGCAAGCCATCAAATTCAGCCTGTGCGCTTTCGCCTAAGATAACTTTATTAGATGCCTTAAATTTAGCCTCTACTTTCTGCTTTGCTATATCTTCAAAGCGTGCCCATACATCAGGCGCCCACATAGATTTCTTATAGATGCCTTGCTTAAAGAGGCGCTGGCAGTTGTAAGGTGCAGATATTTCTACCCATATCTCTTTACGCTGATTCCATCTATCCACATCAGCGTACAAAACATTTACAGGATCAGTAGGCTCAGGTCTTTTTATCTCAGCTTCCGGTAATACAAGCGCCTTGTTAAGCTCTCGCCATACCTTAGCTTTGTATTCCTCATAGCGTTTAAGGACATCGGCCATAAAGCTTATGCTAAATAGGTTGAATGCCTCCACTCTTTCAAAATCTTTACCTATAGCATTATAGAGAAAAGCATTCTGCCAATCTTTAATTGATGTGCTCCTATAAGTGCTTTGTGTAAGTTGCTGTAATAGAGTTACTTCTATATCAGATGGTAAAGCTTTAATCGAATTGATTACAGCAGCTTGAGCTATCAGCTCTCTAAACTCCTGCTCATTTAACGAGTGTAGCTTAGGTGAGCTAACGCACTCTACTATGTTCTTCTCTTCAGCGCTTAGTGAACGATTGAAGCTCTGCTGTACTGATGCGGCCAATTCTTTGCTCATCTTGTGTGTTTTTAGTTTGGTTTATCTCACGTGCTTTCCACTGATCAGCAGCTGCTCGCCAGCTCTTCATGGAATTTCTGCCTACCTTCCAACCGTTAGACTCGTAGAATGTATAAAAGCGCTTGGCTAATACTACATCTTGCGTATAGTCTATGATGTCGGATAAAGATGGTGGAGTGAATTTGGTAGAGGTAGAGCGCTTAGATTCCAGCGCTTTTACCCTCTCTTCAAGCGCCTCTATGCGCTTTAATAAGATTGTCATCATTTGGTTTATTGATTAGTGATTAAGCAAATATAGAAGAAATCTCTTCCACCATGGCAACGCTACAGCTTTTTTTACAGGGTTACTCTTTGGCATATTAACTAATCCGAGCATATCAGTATCTGCTTTTGATGCCTGAATCTCACTGTAGTATTTATTCTTTGCCTCAATAAACTGATTAAACTTATCTTGTCTAAGATGCTTCATAGCTTCCCACTCGCGTGAGCCTACCTTTTTAATAATGCCTACCTCTCTCATAAGCTGCAGATATTGCTTGCCCATTCGTTCAGTTCTTAGCGCTGCGCTGGGAGTCATACCAGCGTTAACTAATACGCATACTCTTTT